CCTTCGATTAAAACATAGGTTGGTTTCATAATGCGATTCCTTAGGCAAATCGCCCACCACGCCATGCGGCCTTAATGAGCAACTTCGCCACGATTTCGTTCTTCATTGTCTTTCGCTTGGCATTGCTTCTGACAAATGCAGAGCCGAACTTATTCACGACAATCAAACCGCAACCAAGGTCCTTGATACGGCCAATGATTTTATCGCCATGAGATTCAAACAGCCGTTCATCAATGATGAAGTACATACGCATACAGAAAGGCAAATACTTGTGCCACTTCTTATCGGTATTGAAGTCAGCCCAGCAACTCTTTACCTCAGTGATAATCATATCGCATTTGGTATTCAGGCAGAACACGTCAGCCCTTAAGTTACCGTGCTTAATCAGCCCAAGTTCAACGTGGCATGAATAGCGTTTGTCAATCCAGTAGCGTTGTGCAGCTTCGGTAAGAAAGGCCGTCTTATCAGGACGGCTCATTGATTTAAATACAGCGGTCTGAATGGGTTCAGCTTTGCGCCGCTTATAGGCCATACGAGTCGATAATGTCCAGGGCTTGCTCTACGATAGGACGAAGTTTCTTATCCAATTTACGCAGAGCCTTATCCGCTTTGAACCATTTGCGTTCACGCGTCAAGGCTTCGTCGTACTCGGTCAGCATAGTCTTGACCTTCATGACGTACCATTCAACGTGTTGCTCACGGCCGGTCTTGCCTTTGACGTAGCGCATAATGTCTACGAAGTCTTTTGGCTTACCGAGGACACCAGCTTCTTCCATGGCCTCTTTCAGAGCACTGTCCAGTGGAGTCATTCCCTTCTCCACCCCGCCTTTCGGCAGACCCCAGTTACCAGCGTGAGTGGTACGAATCAACAACAGCTCAATCGTACCATCACTTCTTTTTCTGTATGGAATAACGCCCGACTGTTTGCGAGGTTTCTTCTCGCTTGGCAGTTTAGCAGACAATGATACGTTGATCATCATAATGAATCGAGTCCCCGTGGCAGGTCAACATCCCAGCTACCGGCATTGTCTTTCCACAGGCCCTGATCTTGCAACGTTCTGTAGGCATCAAACAGAGTTGCACGGGCTTGCACAGAGACTTCATTTGAACCGGCGGCACCTAAACTATAGCTGTACATACAGCCAGGGAAGTATTGTAGACGGCAGGACTCAAACGTGTCAAACACAATTTGGCCCTCTGCGTCAGCTACAACGCAGTGCGATGCCATACCACCTTGACCCAGAACAACGATCTGATAGTCAGGATGTTTGTTGTAGACTCGCTGAATAAACTCGGCTGCTTCTGCAAACGGTCGGGCTACTTGCGCAGCACGGTGACAGTTCTGTTCTACCGCAGACTCAGAAAGAGAGCGAGCGCCAGTCAGATTCATAGCCGAGGCAAAGATAAGAGTTGTGAGCGCTTCAGGCTCAACAGCAGTGGGGAAAAACTTTGTGCCCCACGCTTGAGATAGCGAAAGCATGGACGTCTCCTTATACGATAGTCTCAGCTAAATTAGCGTCAGTCGTGCGGACAGTTAAGCACTTGCTTGCGATTCTGCATAAAATCACGCGGAGCAGGGCCAGAGATTACGACAGCATGTTTAACACGATGCTTGGTCGGTTTCTTTGATACATTGCAGCCCGCATGAGACAGCGCATCAAAAGCGTCAGTAGCGGCAGGACCAGAAATAACGAGCATATGAGCAAAGAAAGGCTTACCAACTTTCTTCATTGTTCTGCCCATCAGTTCGTAGATATGTTGAGCTTCTGCAACAGACGGCACAGCACCACACCAAATATCGAACGTCATTTAGTGTTCTCCTTAATCAGAAGGACACCATTGAAAATACCGAACTTATCAGTGAAATCGCCGAGGACGTTATAGAGACTGCCGTTATCACCAGGGCTGCCGTAAGGATCAAAAGTTGCGACGTCGATTTGCAGATGTGATGAACTGACGGTATCGCGTCCCTTTTCCGCAAGAAAGATGGTATGGTCAGAAAAGCGCTGCTTATCAGTAATGAACACACCCATGTTATGCCACGTACGGGAAGAGGTTTCCAGCACAAAGACAGACGCTTCGAAAAAGTTGCATCCCAGCTCAGGCTTGATCTCTTCGATGTAGTGTGCATCTTCATGATCAGCAACAACAACGTCCACCGTAATGTAATCAATCGCATCACGGCGGTTTCGCAGCCAGATTTGCATACAGCGTTCAAAGTAGTCAGCCATCGCACAACAGATGCAACTAAAGTTGGTCGGGTTTTTCTTGGCGCGCGGTATGGCTGTAATGCTGCGTTCATCAAATTTCCAGCTAATGTGATCGGTAACAAGAGTACCGCCCTGCATCTCAACGTCTTCGTCGTTAATGAAGAAGATTTTGGTGCGTTGCATAGCGATGTTGGACATGACGTGAAGTGCGCTGCCCTGCAGGCCCAACGGGTGCTGAATCATAACACGAGCAGTAACGACACGAGGAACTCCGCCGTCCAAATAAGCGAAGTTCATTACACGTTGTAACACGGTGCGCATAATGCGTCCTTTAGTTCAGGTTGATTGTCTGTCCATTTACAGATACATCTTGACCTGCTTCAATGCTAACAGCACCTTTCACATCAAGCACGTCATCGCCTTTAACAGTGACCTTGCGGCTACCGCCAATCTCAACAGTCTGGTTGCCTGTAATCTTGGTGTACTGATTACCACCATCACCCTTCGCAGTACCTTTAAACTTGATACGCTTCTTGGGGTCAGGCTTGAGATTCTTAGGCGTCATTGTTGGGTCATTCAGAATGTAGTCCGGAATATCATTCTTCGTGCCTGTGATGATAAGCTGTTGGTTGCCAACAATCGTTTGGTTAACGTCGCCCATAATCGTCATGTGAAAATCACCAGACGTCACGAGGAAGTGTTCGTTGGTCATACGATCAATGATAAGCTGGGTACCGGTGGACAGACGAATACCCATGCGATGTGGATAGTTCACCTGAAACTCAGGCAACATGTCGGCTTGCGTCATGCGCACGTCAGTAGTATAGATACCTTCATGCAACTGACCAGTAGGAAATTTAACGCCGACCTTACCTCCGCGAGTAGGAATGAACTGAGCGCCAAATACAACACCTTGACTCCCACCTTTGAGTCCTTCCAGATGACCAACAGCCGGGCGAATCCACGGAATAGACTCGTCAGGAATATCATCAGTCAGACCCATAATACGCGCACGAATCTGGCAGATTTTCTGAGGGTCGTTATTGTCGATAACGATAGCCTCATACACCATCTGCGGGTCGATGCCTTTCTTTGAGTTAACTGTATTGAGTGGAATCATTTGTTCACCCGTGGTAAATACATTTCAAGTTTCTCACCGTCAGGCGTACCATTCTTACCAGAGCCATCAACAGTACCGTCGCCTAGAGAACACAGGAAGTTACGCAGGTTCTCTTCCTGTTGACGAATGAGTTGTGCAAGGTTGGTGCTTGGTCCAAGCAGCTTGCTAATAGAGAACGCGTCGAGACACTTATCAGGCAGAGCGTCATCGAGCATACGGTTCATGTCCTCCAGTCTGTTACTGACACAGCGCTGGTTGATCTGAGGACCGTCGAGATACTCAGCAGGAATATCACCGTTAGCTATCAGGCCGTTCACGTCATTAGTGAAACCACCGAGCATGTTTTCCATGCTATCAATACGCGAGGCAAGCGCACCAAGTATGCTGCCTTTGTAGTTGATTGCCAGATTGACACTCAGCTTCTCCAGACTGTTCAGAGCGTTACAGATGCCAGTAAGATACTTGGCCATGTTGAACTCTTGCATCAGGCTATTCAGATAGTCAGCGCCTTCGCCATACTTCGCCGCCAGCTCAGGGAACTTGAACATCTCACTATCAGTCTGGAACTGGTCGAGCATAACGTCAAGCTGTAGGCTATGTGTCTGCGCTAGCCAGTCGATAGGGTTCGAGCCATCGAGCGCCTGTTTGATGTTCGAGTTGATCTGGAATGGACGCAGAATATTCGCAACAGTGGACAATGGCGTTTGAATGATGTTTGAGCCACCACCAATGTTTGACGTGCCTTCAACAGGAGTAAAGTTGCGACTCAGCAGGAAGGCTTCACTGTACATGCCACCAACGTAAACGCGTGTACGACCAATCACAAGCCACTTGCCTGACAGCTTAATGTCAGTCTCAACTTCACGCTTACCGTTTATCACACCAGCAGATACGTCAACAATATCAAACAGGTCTACCTCAGGGCAGCCGCCAAGAACAAGAGCGCGAGCAGTCTCGGTATACGCCATAGACTGACGTTTGTTCGAGTAGTATGCCTGCATGTACTTGTCATGGATGTTTATATCGTTGGTGGGCCTGGCATACGCTTTACGTGTCCCAGCAATATCACCACGAACGTCGCTGTTAATGTTCAGAGGATCGCGGCTCTTAACGGTAA